ACTCACTCGCAATATGTACGGAATACCCGATTTGAGTAGGTCGTTTGGCACCATCTTGTGGCAACTTCTGCCTAGCGAGACGGCGGGGGGTCGCACATGGCCGGCAGACCGCCCAGCGTCGATCCTGTACGACGAAACGCCCGCGTGGGACCACTTCTCCTGCCGGCCGAGGGGCGCCAAGGCGCTGTACCAGACTGGCCACTGGACACGCCCGCTACCCCGGCGTTCGCGCAGCATGAGCTGGAGATCTGGGCGCAACTGTGGCGCACTCCGCAGTCGGTGCAATGGGAGCGGCAGGGTTGGATTCGCGTCGTGGCGCGCTACTGCCGGACCCTGCTGGCCGCCGAGGGTCTGGACAAGGACTGTATGGCTGAGGCGCGCCAACTGGAGGACCGGCTCGGCTTGACGCCGAAGTCAATGCGCATGCTGTTGTGGCAGGTCGTTGACGACGAGGTGGGCGAACGGCGTACCGAGAAGGCGGCCGAGAGTGCGAGGGGACGCATCAAGGCGGTCGGCTGATGCCTTGGCGTGGACCCAACGAGCTGGGCGAGTTCCCGACCCTCGGCTACGACGTAGGCGAATGGATCGAGGCGAACTGCGTCATTCCGGACGGCTACCGACAGGGCCGGCCGTACCTGCTCACCGACGAGATGTGGAAGTTCCTGGTCCACTACTACCGGTTGTATCCATACGCGGCGCCATGGCCGGCGCCTGATGCGCTGCGCTATACCGGTGCGCAGCTACGGCGTAGCCAGAAGTGGGGCAAGGACCCGCTGGGCGCGGCGATCATTCTCGCTGAAGCACTCGGGCCGACCCGCTTCGACGGGTGGAACGGCGACGGAGAGCCCGTCGGAGCACCCTATCCGTCGCCGCTGATCGTCTGCCTCGGCACATCCGAGGACGCCACGGACAACACCTGGCGTCCGCTTCTGTCGATGATCCGCCGTGGCCCGTTGATCGACCTGCCCGGCATGGACGCCGGGCAGACCCGGATAGACCTCCCTGGCGGCGGGCGGATCGAGCCCGTCACGACCAGCGCGCGTGCCCGGCTCGGCGCTCCATTGACATTCCTGACCATCACCGAGTCCGCGCTGTTCACCCTACAAGGCGGTTTTCGCCGAGTGTGCGGCAACGTCAAGCGCAACGTCGCCGGCATGGACGGCCGCTGGCTGGAGCTGACCAACGCATGGGATCCGACCGAGGGTTCCGAGGCTCAGGTCACGGCCGAATCCGGAGACGAGCGGGTCTACGTCGACACGGTGGAGCCACATCGGGTCGAGGACCTCCATGACGACGAAGCACTATACGCCGAGCTGTTGCGCCAGTATGGTGACTCGGCGCGCGAATGTGGCGGCTGGGTCAACATCAAGGGCCGCATCTTCTATGAGGCGCGCTCGGCGCGGCATCTGGAGTCCGACCGCCGCCGGTTCTTCCTCAACGAGGTCGTTGTCGGCGAGAGCGTGTTCGTCGACCCGATCCGTTGGGATCTGGCTGGCCGGGTCGAGGATCCGCTGGCCAAGGATGACGCGCTCGCGCTGGGTTTCGACGGGTCGAAGTACAACGACGCGACCGCTCTGGTCGCGTCGCGTCTGGGCGACGCCCGGCTGTTCTGTCTGCGGGTATGGGAACGGCCCGTCGGCGCGCCACGGGACTGGAAGGTACCCGCCGCAGAGGTCGACCGGGTGGTGCGGGACACGTTCGCCGCCTATCGGGTCGCGTACCTGTTCGCCGACCCGTACCGGTGGCAGGACTATCTCGATGCCTGGTCGTCGGCGTTCCCGAAGCAGATCGTGGAGTTCCCGACCAACTCCGAGCAGCGCATGGACGCCGCGATCGAGCGGTTCATCACGTCGTTCGCCGAGGGCGAGATCACCCATGACTCCTCGCCGAGGCTGACGGCGCACACGCGCAATGCGGTGCTGGTGAAGGGTTCGCGCAAGAAGCCCCGGCCCGGCGAAGAGGACTCGATCGCCACCCATTACATGAAGATGGCTAAGCGCGGTGACGGAATGCTGATCGACCTGGCTGTCGCGGCGGTGCTGGCGCATCACGCCCGTGGGCAGGCGATCGAGGACGGTTTCCTGGTGCCACCGCTGGCGTTCTTCGCGAGCTATCGATAGGGGGCTCACGTGACGGTCGCGATCCCCCGCCATTACCGACTGGAGCCGTCCCGGTTCGTCGAGCGGGTCCGGGAACGCGCCGCACGGGTGCAGTTGCGCCCGCTGCTGCTGTCCCTGGCCGCGTTGCCGTTCGTGGCGTTGGGCCGTTTCGCCTACGGGCTGGTGGCGACCACTCGCTGGATGGTGGCCGCCGTGATGACGGGCTATGACGATGCGCGGGGTCCGCGTGCTGGCTGACCGGGTCGCGTCGCGGCTGGCCATCAGGAGCAGGACGCCGGCGCGTGAAGAGACACGCAACGACGTCGACATGTGGATCAGTGACCTGCTGCGGCCGGCGATGGCACAGGGCTATCTCGGACTCAACATGACTGCCGCCCACCAGCGGGTGACGGAGATCTCGCAGACTTTGCCGGGCTACGCCGCAGCACTGCGGCGATGCCCGCCGGCGTTTGCGGCGCAGATGGTGCGGGCGCTGGTACTTTCGCAGGCGCGGTTCATCTTTCGGAACCTGCCCAGCGCGGGCGGGCAGCGCAAGACGTTCGGCAACCGGGATCTGTCCCCGCTGGAGCGTCCGTGGCCGCGGGCCACGACGGGGGATCTGATCTCGCGGGTGGAGTGGCATGCGGGCCTGGCCGGCAACTCCTTCGTCACGAACCGCACGAAGGGCCGGCTGCGGGTGCTGCGTCCGGACTGGGTGGCGATCGTGTACGGCTCCGACCAGGAGCCCGAGGACGCGGCGACGGCCCTCGATGGCGAAGTGATCGGCTATGTCTACGCCAACGGTGGCCTGATCGCGCCTGGCAACGGCACGATCACCGGCGTGGCGAACCGGGTGTGGACGCTGCTGCCGGATGAGGTGGCCCACTTCGCGCCGATCCCGGATCCCGAGAACGGCGAGATCGGCATGTCGTGGATCACTCCGGCGATCCGGGACATGCAGAACGACTCGGCTGCGGTAGAGCACAAGTTGGCCTACTTCAAGCGTGGCGCAACGCCTAACCTCGTCGTCAAGGGCATTCCGGCGACAACGAAAGCGCAGTTCGACGAGATCGTCGAGGCGATGGAGTCCGAGCATGCCGGGCTGGCCAACGCATATCGCACCCTGTACCTGACGGCCGGCGCGGACGCGTCGATCGTGGGCAACAACTTCCGCGACATGGACCTGAAGAACATCACGGCTGCCGGTGAGACCCGGGTGAGCTTCCTGTCGCGGGTGCCGGCGGCGGTGTTGGGGATCTCGGAGGGCCTGGCCGGGTCGAGCCTGAACGCGGGCAACTTCGGCATGGCGCGGCGGATCTTCGCCGACACGTGGATCTACCCGATCTTGCAGAACCTGGCCGCGTCGATGGAGTCGGTTGTCGAGGTCCCGAACAACGCTGAGCTGTGGTATCTGACCGATGACATGCCGATCCTGCGGGAGGACTCCAAGGACGCGGCGGAGATCGAGCAGATCAAGCAGGCGTCGATCGTGGCCTACGTCAACGCGGGGTTCGACCCGGCGAGTGCGGTGGCGGCGGTCAAGGCCGGCGATGTGACGCTGCTGCGCCACCAGGGGCTTCTGTCGGTGCAGTTGCAGGAGCCAGGTGCCGCGCCAGCATCCAACGGCAAATCCACGGAAGCGGGCGCGCCACCAGCAGTCCTTGCGGCAGCGAAGGGTGGTGGCGGGTGAGCCTGGACACGCTCGATCGCAACCTGGCCGCCGCGCGTCGCCATCGGGAGCTGCTGCTGGCCGGCGTCGTCGAGCTGCGTGCCGCACCCGCCGCGCCGGTGATCGACGATGAGGACCTGGACGATGAGCTCGACCCCGACGTCGAGGACGAGGACGAGGCTGACGACACCGAGGAAGCCGACGAGTCAGAGGACGGCGGCGGCGAAGACCTGGACGAGGACGGCGACGAGGAAGCCGCCGGGTCCGAAGATGACGAGTATGAACCGCAGATCTCCGAAGAGGCCCTGGTGCGTCACCGGACCCTGGAGATGCTGGGTGTCGAGTTGCGCTTCAGCCCGAAGCAGCTGCGCGATCCGGTCCACTCCGCCACCGGCGGGCAGTGGACCGAGTCGCTCGCGCCTACTGTCATGCGGCTACTGCGGGACTGGCTTAAAGGCGGCGGTCACGGCGACCCGCTGGCCGGCTACTCGCGTGAGCAGCTGCACACCGCATCAGAGCGCCTTGGCCTGCATCCGCCGAAGGGCATGGGTGCGGTCCCGCTGAAGGGTCTACTGATCGCTCACGCGAGGCGTGAGCACGCAACGTCTCCCCGGCCGATGGCCGCCGCGCCACGTAAGGCCATCGGCGCGAAGAAGGCGGCTCCAGCGGCGAAGAAGGCGAGGCCGGTGAAGGCGGCGAAGAAGGCCGCACCGCGTGCCGCGAAGGCACCAGCAGGCGAAGCAGGGGCAAGATTCCGCTCCGCACTCGCCGGCGATCGGGCACTGGCCGCAGCTCCTATCGCGATGAACGACGTAGGCGGCACAGGAGGGCGAGGACTCGACGATCTAGGCGACCAGCAACTCCGCGCGCTGCTGTACGCCCGTGGAGAAGGCTGGCGGGAGATGACTCCCGCTTTGTGGTCCGGCAAGCCGTCGAAGGAGATTCAGAACCGCGCGCACGATCTCGATACGGTCATGCAGCGGTCGGTCTTGACCCATGATGTCGTTGTCCACCGGGGCATCAAGTCACCGTGGCGGATCTTCGGGCGCGCTGGCTTCGACCGTGACCTCACGGGATCAGAGTGGGTCGATCCAGCTTTCCCGCACACCTCGACCGAACCACGTGCGGCCCGCAGTTGGGCTGTCGTCGGTCGGTATGCGCACGCCACGAATCCGACAGTCATGCGGATTCACGTCCCGAAGGGAACTCAAGGGGTTCAGCTTTCGAGCGAGCGGGGCGGCGGCGAGCGCGAGATGCTGCTTGCTCGGGGTCTGCGCTACCGGGTGGTAGCCGATCATGGGTTAGACGCGGACGGGATCCGCCACCTCGACGTTGAAATCATCGGCGACCCGTCCAGTGCTCATCCTGCGCCGTCTGCGCCGCTGAAGGCCGCGAAGGCGTCTAAGGCTGCGCCCGCAAAGGCGCCCGCAAAGCCCGTGCCCCCCCGTAAGGCTTCGGCCACGCTTGCGGACTACCGCAAGCTGCTGATGCAGGCACGCGACGGTGACCTGCGCAGAAGCGCCGCGCCCGGCACACCCCTGGGTGCCCGCCACAACGACGACCTCGACGGGCTCGTACGGCTGGGCCTGCTGGAGGAACACGGCGACCGTCTCGTACTGACCGACCGAGGACGTGCAGGCCTGCCGGCGGCGACGAACCCCGGCACCCGTGACCACACCAGCGACGCCGACCTACCCAACCTGCTCGACGCGCTGCCTGACACGGACCGCCCCGCCTTCGGTCAGCGTGAGCATCGGGGTCCGCGCGGCGATGTGCTGATGCATGCGATCGTGGCCCGCCAAGGCTGGTCGGACCATCCGCGGGTGGCGGACCGGGCCGACGTGGACCGTGCGGTCGCATCCGGTCAGCCGGAGCTGTGGCGTGTCATGGACCGCAAGTCCTACGCGGAGGA